TATAATGGTTATTGGATTTGTTTTTAAAAAATGAAAAGTTTTATTTTCCATTTTTATAAATATATTATGTATTAATATTTAATAGTTTTGTTAAATATTAATTTCAAATGGAATAATAATATGTTTTATTCATTTTTATGATTTATTCATTTTTATATCAAGTTTTATTTTTATTTTTTTATTTTTTTATTTTTTTATTTTTTTATTTTTTATACAAAAAAGTCTTATTTATATTTTTATTCACCGAAAAAGTGTGAGCTTTTTTCATAATTCGTAAGTCTATACTTCGTTATTTTTAAAAGTTTATAATAACAGCAAAATATGAATGACATAACAGAGAAGCATGAATAAATAAAAAAATTAATTGGAGTAAGCCAAACCACCCATACCTGACATTATACGCAATACATTGTAGTTGGTTGCATATACACGAACTTTTGCCGTCTTTGTTCCTTCAACAGTAGCATTAGAAAGAACCAATTGAAGAGTTGCATTATCAATACGAGAAAAATTACATGTTCCACTTGGTTGATGTTCTTCAGGACGAAGAGCGAAGGAGTAAACATTAATTCCTTCATCAGGATTTCTGGTATGTGCTTGAAATGGTTGAACCCAACTAAAATAAGAACCTTCACGCTCAGAGAATCGGTCTTGTCCGTTGAGTTGCAACTTGGCGGTAACAACAGGGTTAAGACCCCAACAATGCATATCCAAAGAAGTTTCAGTTAATACGAAAGTTCCAGCATCAGAAACAGATGAGCCACTATTATGTGTTCCGACAGTATTAACATTTGTGAGTTGTGATAAAATAGGGTCAGAAGAGATATAAGTTGATGGAAGTTGAATATTTGGACCTCCAAAATTAGGTTCATTATAAGGATTTTGTGGTCCATGCCAGTATCCAGTAAAACCATAAGGAATATTTACATCAACAGCACCTGCATCTTCAAATAATCCACGTGCATCAATAAAGGCATTAGCACCTGCAGTTTCATTAGGACCACCAAATGCGTGAATTGCGTTTGGAAGAGCATCAACAGCATCAGTATAATTAAATGGTTGTGCCCCAAGAACCTTGTATAAAAGAGCATCACAAACAAGAGAAGAACAGTAATCAACATTTTGGTCTGGTTGGACGACCCATATTAATTCCTTTACAGGATGATTAAAATTCAACTTAATTTTGTTGGAAGAAGAACCGACGGATTCATCACCAGTAAATTGTAATTGACTAATCAAATATTCGTGAGGATTTTGTGCGAAACGTCTTCGTTCATCAGTATCCAAGAAAACATAATCAACATATAAAGATGCAGCAACTAATGACTGGTTATAAGCAATAGAAGCAGGAACAGGTCTTCCAGGAGTATATTGAGTTTGAGTTGAAGGGTCTTGACAACTTAAAGTTGTAACAGCCCACAAACACTCATCAATTGGACGAATATCCAAATTAATTTTTACTTCGTGATATTGAAGAGCAATAAGAGGCAAAGCAAGACCAGGATTAGCACAAAACCAAAATTGAAATGGAATATATAATGTGGTTTCTGGAAGAGCATTACGAGGAGCACAAACTTGTCGTGGGGCAAGAGAATCACAAGGACCATCAACAGCCGCAAAAGAAGGATCAGTGATAAAGGTCAATTGAGTAGTATTACCCACCATTTTGAAATATCCACGTTGTTGTTCTGATGTCATCGTGAGCTGATTCCAAATATGCATCCAATCACCATATTGGCGGTCAATACGTTGACCTCCAATTTCAACCTCAACCTGTGCGATAAGTTGTTCCCCAGGAAAATCTAACCAACGGGCATATACACCTGTTCCTTGACTTGTGGAATAACTTGAAACACCCATAAGTTGATTAATTTCTGGAAGAGTAACTTGCAAATAAGTTCTATAAGCCAAATCTCCATTACGACTAATAATACAAGTTACACGACGTCCAAAATCTGCCTGTCCATTGAAAGTTTGTTCGATTGATTCAATTGCAAAATTTGTATAACGCTTGTATGTAACTTTCCAAAAAGTTATTTGTGGATTACCGGTAAGATAAACATCTTGTGCACCATAAGCTACTAATTGCCGTTGTGTTTTACAGTTTGTATTTGCTTATAAAATACAAACACCTGACCTTTCGAATCAGGACCAGACTTTACTTTATGCCTTATCTGATTTGTTTAAAATCATCATTTAAGACCCATAACCGTCAAGTCGTTGAACCTTCTCCATATGCTAACATAACGCATTTAGGAGCTTGGCTGCGGATTTCCCAATCAATAACATTTTTACCATCGGGTTCGGCTATTAACCGAGATCCTCCATAAATTTTCAAATATAGAGTGGTAGTTATTGCTCTAAGGGGTTTCCCGCAATTTGGTCATGTCGCATATAATTATTTTTATGTAAATATGCTAACATAGTAAATATGCTAACATAGTAAATATGCTAACATAGTAAATATGCTAACATAAAATGATAACATAAATGCTAATAAAAATAATTATACACTAGGAGGTTGCACACTTTTAATGCCTCCTGTTACTCACAATTAGTTTATGAGTCCGCCTCCCATTTTATATATATATTATTGTTGAAGAAAAAAATTTTACAAAAAAACAACTAATTAATTAATTAATTAATTAATTAATTATATGGAATATTTTATTTAGGTATGTGGATATTTAGGTATGTGGAAATATTTGAATTTTTATTTTAGCAGTTGTTTGATATCTGAATTTTTATTTATAAAATTTGTTAAAAATGAATCATCTAAATATAATTCTTTATTATTTTCGTGTTTTTTTGTAAATATATATTTATCTCCTTTTTTTTTAACAATCCAACCATCTTGCAAAGCATTATAAATAAATAACATTTTTTTAAAACATATATTTTCTATTTCAACAATTTGATTTTCATTTTTATTCATCACTCTATATCATATAATTTGTTAAATAATTATTATTTTAAACACACAATTCTTATAAAATAATGAACGATAATATTAGACTGTATTACATACTAAATAAGTATGAAAAATATTAGGATTTTTTATACTTCGCATACTTCGCATACTTCGCATACTTCGTTGGATAACTAAATGTCTTATTAAAATAATAATAATAATCATAAATAATTAATTAAAAATTTAAATTTTTAATAATTATAATGTTTAAAGTAAAACAAACAAAAAAAATATTAAAAATGGATAATAAATCTTTGGCAACATTAGATAATAAACATAATGAATTTATTCATGAGTTTCAATATAATGAAAAAATAGAAATACCAAAATTAAATGAAGAAAAAATAAATTATTTTAATTTATTAAAAAAAACAAATAATATTGATGAAAAATTAGATATTCAAGATAAAATAAATGATATAAAAGAAAAAATAAAAAATTTAAAAGATAAAAAAAAAAAATATTATTTAAAAAATTCTAAATATATTTTTGAATATTTTGAAAATAAAAAAAATATAAATGAAAAAATTAAAAATAATCTTTCAAAAAATAATTTAATTGGTGAATTCTTTAAAATTAAAAACAATGATAATGATATTTTACAAAATAATGATAAAAATAAAAATATCGTTCAAAATTATTTATCAAATATAGATGATAATTTTATTAATTTAAATTTATATATAAAAAATACGGATTACTGTATGGTTTGTAATATTGGAGAACTTATTATTGTTGAAGATGATGGTGTTTTATTATGTAATCATTGTTTTAAAAGTATTCCTTATTTAGTTGAAAATGAAAAACCTTCATATAAAGAACCTCCCAAAGAAGTTTGTTTTAATGCTTATAAAAGATTAAATCATTGGAAAGAAATATTATCTCAATTTCAAGGGAAAGAAACAACACAAATAGATAATGATATTATTGAAAAAATAAAACAACAAATGAAAAAAGAACGAATAAATATAAATGAAAATGAATTAACAGATATTAAAATAAAAGAAATATTAAAAAAATTAAATTTAAATAAATATTATGAACATATAGCTTTTATTAAAAATAAATTAGGTATTAAACCTTTAACAATGTCAATTGAATTAGAAGATTTATTATGTAATTTATTTATTGAATTACAATCTCCATATGCTAAACACGTGCCTGGTTATAGAGTTAATTTTTTAAATTATTATTATGTATTATATAAATTATGTGAATTGTTGGGTGAAACTCAATATTTAAAACATATTCCAATGTTAAAAGATAGACATAAATTAATAGAACAAGATATGATATGGTTTGGAATGTGTAAAACTTTAAATTGGGAATATATTCCCACTATTTAAATAATAATATTTTTAAAATATTATTATTTTTGATAAATATTCTTCTAAAAATCTCACGAAACTACGGGATTTTTTATACTTAGTTGGCGAACGACACTTCGTAAGTATGGATAAATATTTTAATGTATTGATGCAGAACACATATTATACAATAAACGATTATTTATATAAATTAAAAACATAGCCAAAGGTGCTGAAAGTAAAGATATAAATATTTCAATAGAAAGTTTTTTAGTTAATAGTCCAACAACTAATGTAAAAAGAGTAATAAGAAGTGAAATGAAAGCAAAAATAGTTAAAACATAATAATAAAAACAATATTCTTTTGGAAGAGAACCAGATATACTGTCAAATAACATAATTTATAATATAAGAAAATATTTTTTTTATTTTGTAATTTATTTTGTAATTTATTTTGTAATTTATTTTGTAATTAAAATAAACTAAATTAATAGTTATCAAAAAATATATAATTAACATTTGAATACATATTATCTCCTTTTTTAACATTATATAAACTTCTATATATTGGAGATAAGGATAAACAAGTATTTATTCTATATTTTGTAAGTGGATGATTTAAAAAACTACCCCCAATATTCATTTGTTTTCCATAAATGATTTGTCGTCCTTGAACGGCAAATAAAGTATAAAACAAATCAAATGATAATTTTTTAAAATAATTATTATATGAAAAATATTCTTGAAAATTTTGTAAATATTCTTCACATATTGAAAAAGAAAGAACATCAGCAAATAATTCATTTTTAACAATATCTGTATCAACTAAAATACCATCTTTTGTTGTTTGTTTAATATAAATTTTATTAACAATATCCATAAACGCATCAATATTTTTTATTGCTTTTAAATCTTCTTTAATCCAATATGTTATTTTTCCGTTATAGTTATATTTTCTTCCGTTATAATCTAATGAATGAGATATTTCATGTGCAATAGTATAACCAATATATGCTAAATTATATTCAATACTTAATCCTGTTAAATTAATAAATGGTTTTTGAATAAAAGCTTGTGGAATAAAAATAGAATTATTTGATTCATCATATTCAGCATTTACTGAATAGGCGTGATTACTTCCAATTGTATATACATTCCAATTAATGTAAGATAAATTAATATCACTTGATTTATCAATAAGCGATATATATATTTTTCTATATTCTTTTGATATTTTTGATAAATTTTCCCAAACATCATTTTTACTAAATAATATGTTTGTAATATCTTGAATTTGTTTTCTACTTCCTAAATCAACTTTTAAATTTTCTATACATTGAATCGCATTTTTTTTTGTTTTGTTATTTAACCATATACATTTTTTTAATTTTCTAATTAAAATATTTTGTAAATCATTTGTTAAATTTTTGATATAATTTATTTCAATAAATCTTGGATTATTTTCAATATAAAGTTTAGTGATTAAATTATTATAACATAATGATAATGGAATCATATAATTTTGTTTTAAAAGTTCATTGGAAAAAACTCCAAATTGTTTTTTAAAATTACTGTAAAAATGAGATGTTTTTTCTCCAAAATTTAATATACCATTACAAAATATATAAATCCAATATGATTTCCATTTTGGACTTTTCCAATTTTGTTTTAATTCAAAAATAATATATTTCAAATAATTACCATTTAATATAAGAAACGATTCTGGAATTTCATCTTTTTTTATTCCAAAATATTTACAATATATATCAAAATCAAAATCAAAATATTCAATTGATTTTTTACGTGTTATTTTATCTAAAACATATGGATCACTAATATTACTTTTATATTGTTGTGTAAAACCAGTAATAATTATTTTTTGTATTTCAATAATATGATCTGGATTTACAATATTATTTTCTCCTAATGCATAATCTGTTATTGTTTTTACATATTTTTTAATAACTCTGATTACATTTTCACTTTTAATATTATATTTATCTGTAAATAATAATTGATAATCGGATAATAAAAATTCTGGATAAAATATTTTTAATGTAAAATTTTCAGGTTTATAAATATCTCTTGTTATTCCTAAATAAAATGGACTTCTATATTTTATTGTTTCAAAATTATTGATATAGGATAATAATTTTAAAACATCATCGTCTTCTAAATGATGATTTAAAATAATTAATTGTTCTTTTAAATGTTTATCAATTATTGTTTGATTTGATTTAAAATTAAAACTTTCAATTAAATTTTTAATATTTTCTGTATTTTTATTTTTATTATTTTTAATATAATTTTCAAGTAATACATATATTTCATCATAAATTTTATTTTGTTGAATTCTAAAATTATCTATTTTTGAATAAGATAAATTTGTTGGATGTTTTATTAAATCTTCTTTTTTTTCTTCTAACCAATCATAATTTATATAATTATAAAAATCACTTTTTGGATTTATTATTTTTGGAATATTTTTATATTGAAATATTTTTTGAATTTTTTTACTCCATAAGTGATTGTATTTATATTTTTTATTGAAATCTTCTTGAAATCTTGGTAATAAAAAATTTGTTTCTTTATTTAAAAAATCAATTTGTCTTGAAGTTATTTGTTTTCTTTTTTTATACTTACGAAGTGTCGTTGTTTTATTATTTTTATACTTGATATTCTTCTTTGTTTTTTTATTTTTTGTTATTTCCATATTATAATATATATTCATTTTATACTTCGTTAATATATAATAAAAATGTTATTAAAATCCACCAAATCCACCAGCAAGATTTGAACCAATTGTAAATGCTGTTCCTGTATGTGCTGCTACACTCATACTTGGTAAATAAGTATCAAGAATACAAAAAGTACTTGCTGCCGTTAAAGCAATTAAAGTTATTTCTTCAAAATTTAAACTTTGTTTAGGTATAGCATAAGCAACTAATGAAACCATCAAACCTTCAACTAAATACTTAATAATTCTTTTAATAAGTTCCATAATGTCAAACATTCCTGTCATTTTATTATAAATTTATAAAAGAAAAAAATTATATAATTTATTAAATAAACATTTAAATAAATTATTTAAATAAATATATTAATGTCAAAAAAAAATATTTCATTTGAAAGAAAATTGACAAAAGAAGGAAAAAATAATCCTAAATATATTGATTTATTGGATGTTGACAAATCAGTCGCAGGTCAAAATTTTTGTTGTATTTCTTTTTTATCTCCTGAAACAATTTTAAAACAAAAAAATAATTTTATGTTTGAAAAATTCCTAAATAAATGGGATTTTTCAAAATCAATGGAAAAATTTATCCAATTTTTAAATTTTATTAGTTTTAAATATAAAATAAAAAGTGATGTTTTAATGAAAGATTTTGAAGAATTTGTTGATGAAGAACAAAAACAATTAACAAACTACAATATTTCAAATGATTTTAAAAATTTTATGGATAAAAATGAAGAAAAGTATGAAAAAGAATTTAATAAAATTCATAATTTTCAAACTTCAACAAGAGGAGTAAAAATTAGAGGTTCTTATCCAAGTCAAGAAGAAGCAGAATTAAGATGCAAAATTTTAAGGGAAATTGACCCAACTTTTGATATTTTTGTTGGACCAGTCGGTCAATGGTTATTGTGGGATCCAGAAGCTTATAAAACAGGTCGTGTTGAATATATGGAAGAAGAATTAAATAAATTAATGCACGAAAAAATAAAAAATGAAGAAAATGCAAAACTTGAATTCGAACAAAGATTAAAAGAAACAAAGAAAAAAGCAATTGAAGAAAATATTAAAAATGCTGAAAAATCAGGCAATTTATTAACACAAGATATTGATGAAGAAGGTAATCTCATCGGTATTTCAAATACAACACAAGAAAAAACTTTTAAAAATGATGAAAATATAACTATTGAAAAAATAAAAGATGAATTGTTTGAAGGAGAGAATATTGTTATTGACAAAAATTCAAAACACGGTTTAGATGATTTAACAGGAAACCCATTTCATTTACAAAAATAAACGACTTCGCATACTTCGCATACTTCGCATACTTCGCATACTTCGCATACTTCGTTATTTACCATTTATTTTTTTTAACATTAATTATTGGTCCTGAACCTCTTTTTTTTATTTTAGAAGGGTCATATTGAGGTTCTTCATCATCCGAAGGTATATCTTTACTCATTTCCCAAAATTCTTTACTACCTAATTTAAAATCATTATGGTCATTTGCCTTATACCAATAAACCATATCTTGTAGTTTATTTGATTTCACATTATTATCAATAACTAAACATTCATAATTTTCGGTTGTGCTATCTAAAACTTGACAAAAACTTTCAAAAGTTGGAAACATACCACAATAATTTTCATATATTCTTTTACGATTTGCAAAATAAGGTTCTCTTAAAATAAAAACATAATCAATATTTGTTCTTAATGTTGGAGGTATTCCTAATGGATATTGCATCGTAACAATTAACATTACTTTCCAATGTCTTCCGTTCAAAAATAACAATCGCATCATTTTATCACGAGTCCAACCATTATCATATAAACAATCATCTAAAATAACAAATGCTCTTGGGTCTATATTTGATTTTTTATAAATTGTAAATTCTTTTTTTATTTGTTTTAATACTTGTCTTTGTCTTTTAAGTATATTTTCAATAATAACTGTATTATATTCATTATGAATAAATAATTTTGGAACTAATTTTCCATAAAATCCATTTCCTTCTTCTGTTCCAGCAATTACTGTTCCAATTGGTATATCTTGGTGATAATATAACAAATCACGAACTAAAAATGATTTTCCACTATCACGACGACCAATTAAACAAACAACAGGACCTTTATTATCATTAATTTTAAAATTAATTGATTTCATATCAAATTTTTTTAATTCTAAATTCGCCATATTATTTTATTATTATTTTTTAATTATTCAATAAAAACACAATAACAACAGTATTTTTTAATTTTTATATAGAATATTCTATATAAAAATTGGCGTTTGAAATGTATAAAGGTTTGCAACTGTTTCAAAAAAGAGCAAAGCATAATAAAATCACAGGTTTTTAAGATAAAAAAAAATGATTATTTTATTGTCATTTTTTTAAATGAATAAAATCAAATAAGAATAAAATTAAAACTTTGTGAAATAATGACATCTCTTTTAAATGAAGAGCGAAACACGATAAATAAAAAATATAAAAAAAGAGCAAAGCATAATAAAAAAATTTCAATTTTAATAAATAATGAAAACAATAACGAAGAATGGGAAATTATTAAACCAACAGCGAAACATTATAAATATAAAAAAAAATATGAACGAGAAATAAAAGAAAAGTATGAAAAAAAAATATTAAATTTACGAGAAGAATTAACAGTTTCAACAGATACAAATTTAATAATTAAACACGATAAACTAACAAATATAAATACATTATTAGCGATAACACAAATGGAACAATTAATGAGCTCAAACCCACCAGAAAATAAAAAAAGAATTGAAATAAGAGATAATCAAAAAAAAATAGCCGAAGATGTTTTAATTTCATTTTATAAAAAAGAAGTTGTAAATGTTATGGTTATTTCAGAAACTCAAACTGGAAAAACAGGAAGTATGTTTTATACAATTTATAAATTATTATTACAAAAAAATAATTTAATACCTCCTGAAAATATTTTTATTATAACACCGTTATCTTCAATTGATTGGATAACACAAACAAAAGAAAGAATGCCTGATATTTTAAAAGATAATATAATTCACAGAAATGGTTTAATTAATAATTTTGTAAATAAAATAATAAATAAAAAAAATATATTAATCATTATTGATGAAATACATTTTGGATGTTGTAGAAATCAAACTTTATTTATTGCATTTAAAAACGCTGGACTTTTTAATAAAACAAAATTAATTGAAAATAATATAAATTTATTGGAATATTCAGCAACACCAGATGGAACATTATATAATTTATTAGAATGGGATAAATCAAAAAATATAATTTTTGCTGAACCTGGACGATTTTATAAAAGTTCATATGATTTATTAAATGAAAAATCAGTTATTGACGGTGAAATGAGAATAAGACAATATAAACCATTATCTGAATCAATATACGAAAACGAAGAATTACCGAATCAAGACTCTGGCAAAGATAATGAATTAAATAAAGAAATACTTAATAATATTGTTGAAATAAAAAATATTATTAATAAATACAAAAATCCATTATATCATATTATAAGAACAAAAAGTGGTTTAGAACAAGAAAAAACAATTTTAAATTTTAAAAAAATATTTGGTGAAGAAACTGTAAAATATACAAAAATAGATTGTAGTAATAATTGTAAAAATACAGATATTAATATAATATTAAATAAAACTCCAAAAAAACATACATTTATTTTTATTAAAGAATTATTGAGATGTTCAAAAACAATTGAAAAAAAAACATATATTGGTATTCTTTATGAGCGACATTCTAAAAATCCATTTGATTCAACAATTATTCAAGGATTAGTTGGTAGAAATACAGGATATAATGTAAATGATGAAAGTATTTGTTTTACAAATATTGAAAGTATAATAAAATATAAAAATCTTTACGATGATTATAAAAATCTTTACGATGATTATAAAAATAATTATATTGGATTACGGAATATAATAAACAATGATGATGATGAAATTTTAAAGGTAAAATGTCAGAATAAAAATAAAAAATGGAAATCAAAAACAACAAGATATAATGGTAATATTATAAATGGAAAAAATACAATTAATTATATTGAATATTTTATATCTTCACACTTCGCTGACATTTAGAGCAACGCATATTTACACATTTTCATACTTACGAAGTATCGTTCATTTAACGAAGTATGAACGCCCATTTTATAGGACAAAAAAATAAGAAAAAATGTAAAATCAATTTTGATGCTATTACTTGTTTTATTATCTTTAAAATTTTAATATAATTTTTTTTTAATAATAACGAAGTATAAAAAATTGAATTAATAATATCACTTATATTAGTAGTAGTATAACTTATATTATTTAAGAAATGGATTTAACTAAATTATCAAAAACCGAACTTTTAGCGAAGTGTGAAGAACTTGGAATTACTAAATGTAAATCCAAAAATAAAAGTAAATTAATTGATTTAATAAATGTTAATACACAAACTAAAAAAAAAATAGAATTAATTATTGAAGATAAAGAATATATTGAAAAAAAGTCGTGTGATTTACAAACAAATAAATATACATTAGTAGATTTATTTTGTGGGACAGGTGCATTTTCATATGCGTTTCATCAAACTAAAAAGGTGAATACTATATTTGCTAATGACATTTTGGATAGTTCAGAAGAAATATTTAATTTAAATAATGATATTAAATTGACAAAAAAAAATTTAATAGATATCAAAGATATTGATATACAGTTTCAACCTTCATATATCTTTTCACAAAATTCGCATATTTGTGGTCGCATATTATCCCAACTTATATGAGGTCTTCGCCCTTCGAGTAATTGTTCTCCCATTGTTTGATTTTTATTAACTTTTATATTTTTAAACTCTTCTGATAAATAATTTAAATTTACTTTCCACAAAATAATTTTATTATTTAACCATTTCCTTAAATCTAAAAAGTATAAAACACCAAATTTTTTATTTGGTCCAAATTGTGATGGTCCATTTGATGTAAATGATTTTACTTCAATTGGAGCAGTTTTTTCATATTTATTTGAAAATAAATCGCCAGTCATACCATATTTTTTATCAAGACCTTTACACCATACACAACTTATATCGTTTTCATATTTTCTAATAATAAATTTGGTTATATTTTCTGTTATATCTTCGGGTGTGTTTTGATGTCTTATTTTTAAACCATTTTTAATTAGTAGCTCATCACAGGTATACATATTTTTGAAATTTTCAAAACGACTTTTTAATGTATTCTCATCATACATATCATTTAATATTTCACTTATATTTTGGTTTGTATTATCACAATTTTTATTTATTTTTTTTTTGTTTTTTTTATTTTTTGGAACTATTGTAAATTCTTCTTCCAAATTTTCATTAATAATGTTATCCGAAATTTCTGGTTGTTCCATTATCCTATTGTATTATGATAAGTATTTTATTTATAAAAATTAATTCAATTTTTTTATAAATAACTATCTAAATTTGGATTAAATGAAAATAATTACAAAATATAACCCCGTTATGAAAAATTATAAAATTGAAAATATAATATTCATTCTTTGAAATGGATTTTGGTTTATTTTAAATTAGTTTAATTTAGTGAATATTTATATATAAAAATAGTAAATGATTTTAAATTATCAAAAAAGAAAAAATAATGATTTGTTTAAAGATTTTGAAAAAATAAAAAAATTAGATTTGTTTCTTTGTCAAAATTATATACCTTTATATAATAATTTATTTTCATTAAATCATACCAATTTTAATAATATTAATTTAAATAATAATTTTTTTTTATCACGCTTAATTGATTATGATGAAATAAACAAATCATATATAGGAATAATTAAAGATGAAAATACAAAAAAAGAAGAAAAACGAGAAATTTTTATTAAAATATCTCCATTATTAGACCCATTTAAATATTTATATGGAAAATATGATATTGAAGATGAAAATATTTTTCAATTACCTAATTTAGAAATTTTAAAAGTTAAAGAAGAACAAGAAAAAACACCAATATTTAATAAATTGTATGATATGAATAATTCATCATATATTGATAGTTTTTTTTATTTTTTATCAAGTATGTTATTTAATAATAATAATTTTATTAATGGTATTGATTATTACGGTTCTTTTTTATCATTAAAAAATAATTTTACAATTAATATTGAAGATGATATTGATTATTTAATAACTTCAAATTTTTTCAATAAAAATAAAAATAGTTTGTTTCAAGTTGATGATTATTCACAATATTTAAATTATGATTCAAATATAAATGAAACAAGTATAAAAAAAACATTAACAATTTCTTCAAATAATGGAGAAGAAATAACCGATATTAATCATTTATTTGAAATTGAAAATTTACCTTTACAACTTGATTCAAACAATTTTTTAAATGATTTGACAAATGAAAATATAATTGGACGAAATGATAATTTTTTTGATGAACCAAGTATGGAATTTGGCGAAACAAATATAAATGACATCCAAGAAAATAATGAAAATTTTAATATTGAATTATCTTTAAAATCAAATTCTTCATCTTATTCATCAAGAAGTTCATATACAAATAATGATAGTGACAACCAAGAAGATAATAATATTAATGGACGAAGTATGCAAAGTATAGATGATAATAATGATAATAATAATGATGATGATGATGATGATGGTGGCGATGATGATAATGATGTCGTTGATGATGATGATGATGATGATGATGATGATGATGATGATGATGATGATGATGATGATGATGACGATGATGATGATGATGATATAATTATTAATGCAACAATACCTAAATTTCCAGTTCAAATTATATGTATAGAAAAATGTAAAGATACTTTTGATAATTTATTATTAAATAAAAAATTAAGTATAATAGAAATACAATCTATATTAATGCAAATTATTATGACTTTATTGACATATCAAAAAGTATTTCATTTTACTCATAATGATTTACATACAAATAATATAATGTATATTGAAACAGATAAAAAATATATTTATTATTGTTATAATGATATTTATTATAAAGTTCCAACTTTTGGAAAAATTTTTAAAATAATTGATTTTAACCGAAGTATATATAAATTTAAAAATAAAATATATTGTAGTGATAGTTTTAAATTTGGTGAAGATGCTTCTTCTCAATATAATTGTGAGCCTTTTTTTAATAAAAATAAACCCTTAATAGAACCTAATTTTAGTTTTGATTTATGTAGATTAGCTTGTTCTATGTTTGATTATTTAGTTGATGATATTTCAGAGATTAAAGAAATAAATAATTGTGATGATGTTGTTAAATTAATTATTGAATGGTGTAAAGATGATAAAGGAGTAAATATTTTATATAAAAATAATGGAATGGAAAGATATCCTGATTTTAAATTATATAAAATGATTTCAAGATTAGTTCATAATCATACACCAGAAAATCAACTGAAAAGAAAAGATTTTCAACAATTTATTATCAATAAAAATAAAATAACGAAGCAAGATAAAAAAGAAAATATAGTAAATATTGATAATTTAACAATTTATTGTTAAAAAATTTATTGTTTAAAAATAAAAAATTTATTGTTTAAAAATAAATAATTTAATAAAATAAATAAAAATAAAAAAAGAAAAAAATGGAATATTAATATATTAAATTATAATAAAAGAAAAATGGAAAATTTTGGTTTTATTATTACAAGACACGTAAGAGATGAAAATACAAATAAATATTGGAATCAAAATGTTAAATTAATACGAAGTTTTTATCCAAGAAAAAAAATTGTTATAATTGATGATAATAGTAAAAAAGAATTTGTTTCAGCAGATCATAATTATAATAATTTAATAATTATTCAATCTGAGTATCCTCAACGTGGTGAATTATTACCCTTTATTTATTTTTTAAGAAATAAATGGTTTAATAATGCAGTTATTATTCACGATGGAGTTTTTATTCATAAACGAATAGAATTTTCAAAACTTCGTTTTAATGTATTACCTATATGGCATTTTCCCGATTTTGATGATAATCCACCAAATACAAATAGAATACTAACTGGATTAAAAAATAATGCAATATTAAAAAAGACTTTAAATAGTAATAAGGATGTAAATGTATTAGGTCTTCATAAAAAGAAATGGCAAGGTGTTTTTGGAACTCAATGTTTTATCAATCACAATTTTTTAGTTTCAATACAACAAAAATATAATATTGAAAATTTAATTAAACACGTCCATTCAAGACCTGATAGATGTTCTCTTGAACGAATATTTGGTTTAATATTTTATACTGAATATCCGCAATTAATATTAATTAAATCTTTATTTGGAGGTGTTAAAAACTGGGGTTATACTTATGACAAATATTATAAAGATTTTAAAAATCAACGTGTTAAAACAGCATGGGTTAAAGTTTGGACTGGAAGATAATAAAATTACAAATATATTTCGTTTAATATGTTATTTTTATTTTTTTATAATAATAAATAGAAGAATGGATAATATATTTATTATTGCTTTTGTTATTTCTTTTATTTTTACCTTGATTAAAATATTGGAAATGAAATATATTGATAATCAAAATAAAAAACCTTTAAAATTTATTATTCGTGATTCATTATTAGTTTATTTCAGCGTTTTATTAAGTGATTTTATTATTGATCAAATTACACCTTCTATAAAAAAAATAACATATATTAACACACAACCACAAGTATATTTATCTGAACCTTTGTTTTAATGAACTGTTATAATATTTCAATATCATTTAAAACAAAATTATCATCATTATCACTAATTTTTAATGTTTGTTGTATATCTGATTCTATTGATGAATCATCATTATCACTATTGTTATTTTCAATACTTTTATCTTCTTTATAATCATCATCATTAATATTATCATTTAAAATACTATCAAATGTCATTTTAATATTTTCATCAATTTTATTTTCTCCACCTTTATGTCGTTGTTGTTCTTGCCGTTCTTGTTCTTGCCGTTGTTGTTCTTGCCGTTGTTCTTCTTGACGTTGTTGTTCTTGTCGTTGTTGTTCTTGTCGTTGTTCTTGTTCTTGTCGTTGTTCTTCTTGTCGTTTTTGTTCTTGTTGTTGTTCTTGTTGTTTTTGTTGTTGTATTTCTTTAT